TAGGAGGTGTAAACGATCGAAAAATTAATTTATCAGAGATTGTGTGATTCTGCAGATCTTGTCAATCTTCTGGCAAAGTATAATGGAAAACCGGCAATTTTTCAGAGAAGGGCTCCAGATGATTCAGATGAACTGTGGGAAGGAGATCCCTACCCTCAGATGATATTTGAAACAGAATTAAAAGAAGGGATGGAAAGAGAATTTACCGGAGGAATCCATATACATGTGCTCTGCAAGAGCGGACAGCAGATTAAACCAGAAGACTTTAAAATACCGATTTTAGGGGCGATGGACTGCTGCTTTTTTTCTCAGGAAAATGTAATCTTGGGTACAAAGTGGAATCATACTGATTCAGGTGTCACAGAAAATCAGACAGCAGTGGAGGAAAGTATTTATGCCTTCGATGGAATGATATTTACTAAGCAGGAGACGATGAAACCAGATCCTGTGACTGCATTAAATAACTGGATAAAAAAGATGTATGAAAATGCAGTTATTATAGGCAGAGATCCACTGGAGGATATTTGGAAAGCAGAGAATGGTGAACCAACAGTATATTGCAGATTAGAAAGTCTGGTTCCAGGGCCTTATAAAGATACGTGGTACAGTACCTGGATTACTGCTGGTATCCGAGTACATATTATAGCAGAGCATAATAAAAAACTTTCTATAATACGTGAGATCAGCGAGAAACTGGCGGGGACAGAGAAACTGACAATGAGTGATGGCGGGCCTTTGCTTATTATGAAAGTAAATTATAATGATACACTCAATCCGCTGAAACACCGGCAGTTTTTTATTGAGTGCCAATATGGGGTTACGCCGAAAGAAGAAGAAAAGCAACCGATTCGCAGTATTGATATTCAGGAGGGATAATATTGAAGACACAGATGAAATACAGCCCAGAAGAGTTTGCTTCCAGTCCGGAAGTTCTTGCAGCATCTGAAGATCTTATCAGAGCTGCTTTTTCTTTTACCGGAACTGAGGAAGCAACAGAAAAAGAAGCCAAAAAGATAGTTAAAGAGTTTAAAAATAAGGAGGTACATTAGATTATGGGAGGAACATATCAGGCAGGAGAAGAAAAAGTAAGACCTGGAGTTTACAGAAGATACACAACTCAGGATAAAAAACTGATTGCAGGAGCCATGACAGGAGTTTTTGCAATCCCTGTAAAAGCGGATTTCGGCCCTGTTGGAACTGTGACAATCCATACCAAACAGGACAGAGTTAAGGAAATGTATGGTATGGGAGGAACAGTGAAAGGAGCATTGAACCTTTTTGAAGGAGGAGCAACGAAAGTCCATGTATATCGTCTTGGAACAGGAGGCACCACTGGTAAGTTGGAGCTTAAGGATGCAGAAGACGCAGCGGCAGTTACTCTGGAAACAAAATACCCTTCAAATATTAAATTTGCGGTTTCACTGAAATAGAAATTAGGCAGCGAGACAAAGAAAGAATTTTTAGTCTATCAGGGAGCTGTTTTAAAAGAAAAATTTGAGTATGAAGTACAGGCTGAAGGAGATGAAGGCCAGATTCTTACTGACATTGTAAATGCAAGATCAGCAGTCTTTCATGCCGTAAAAGCAGCAGAAGGAAAAAAACTTGCTGCAGTATCTCAGCAGGAAATTACTCCGGGAACTAATCCAACGGTCACAAATGAAGATTACAGCGCAGCGCTGGAAGCCTTTGAAGCCTACAAATGGAATATTCTCGTTATGGATACTGTTGATACAGCAGTCCATGAGCTCTTAAAGGCATACATGGAAAGATTAAAGAATAACGGTTCCATCGGTTCCTGTGTTGTGGGTGAGGGAAGTGATGTGGCATTTGAAGACCGTCTGGCACATGCAAAAGCTTTTGACTCTGAATACTTTATCTATGCGGGCAGCGGCTATGTAGATATGGAAGGAAATAGCGTAGACGGCTATGAGGCAGTCACAATGCAGGCAGGTATTATCGGAAGTACTCCATCCAACCGGTCTGTTGTACATACTTTAGTCCCGAATGCAGTGGATACTCTGGAAGTTTTGAAGAATGAGGAGTACATCCAGGCGATTAAAAATGGAATGCTTCTTCTTTCACCTAATGAAGAAGGAGAGGTCTGGTTTGACAGCGGTGTCAACACACTGACAACCTTAAATGAGAATCAGGATGCAGGATGGAAAAAGATCCGCCGGACAATGACCAGATATGAAATGTTTGACCGGATTGACAGGACCATTACGCCGTTGGTTGGCAGAGTTAACTGTGATTCCGATGGTATTTCCAATGTGGTGAAAGTGGCACAGGATGTTTTGATTGCAATGGTGAATGAAGGAAAACTGATGGACGGTGCTAACTTCTATGAAGATCCGGAACAGCCTCATGGCCCGGATAATGCCCACTTTATTATTGAGGCATCCAATATTGACAGCTTAGAAAAAATTTACTTGAACTATCAGTTCAGTTTTTCAGGAGAATAAGGAGGAAAGAGAATGAGCGAAAAAATTGATGTACGTACAGTAATGACAGGAAATGACGGGAAATTGTTTATCTACTATGGTGAAAACAACAGTACTTTTCTGGCAGAAATTAAGGATTATGAGATCAAAGCCAGTTTTGGAAGTATCGATTATCAGCCGTTGGGTGATGTCCAGGAGTACTCAATTCCTAATAAGGTGAAGTTTACCTTGTCTTTTTCAGGAGCAGTAGTTAGAGATGACGTTTTGATGGCTCCAATTTTGGAAAGTCTTAAAGATGGTAAGATACCATCTTATGATTTCCAAAGTACAGCGACACGTACCTTGGATAAGAAAGAACAGAAATTAACACTGAGGGATTGTATTCCAAACGGAGACTTCGACATTATGACCTTAAAGGCAGGCCAAGTGATCACCAGACAGCAGAGCTTTACTATCAATAGTATTCCACATTTTGAAGAGATTTTATCAATCAGTAAATAAGAGAGGAGATTACAAGATGGAAAATGTAGCAGAAAGAAACAGTATGCAGAATATCGAAGTAACAAAGGAAAATGAAATGGATTTAGTTCAGGGGCTTTTGTCTGCTGCTGATTTTAGAACAGATGACGAAATGCAGACAGAAATTCAGATTAAAAGAAAAGGAAAGCTGTTTTTTTCCTTTAAAATCCGTCCACTAAGTGAGGAAGAGTTACTGAATGCACGAAGAAAATCAGTGGTAAAAATGGCGAATCCTAATAATCCAAAATTACCGCCAATTGAAAAAGAAGTAAAAATAGAAGAATTTACCGCATGGAAAATTTACCTGGCAACTGTGGACAGAGAAAATGTATGGGAAAATCCAGCGGTGATGAATGGTCTTGAAAGAAAAGGTTTTTCTGTACTGCAGGGAATTGATGTCATCAATACTGTGCTGAGAGCCGGAGAAAAAGATGCCATTGATGATCAGATTGATAAACTGAGCGGATTCTATGATTCTGAAGTCACTGTGGAGGACTACGCAAAAAACTAATTGAGGCTAGTCCGCTAGCCTGGAAGCTACATTACATCTGGCAGAAACAGGGAAAACTGCCCTCAGAAATCCTCGGTTTAAGACGGGGAGAGAGGGCATTTGTCCTTGCCTCCACAGAGATAGAATTGGAAAAATATTTGGAATGAAAGGAGGGAGAGTAAATGTCGAGATGAATATGAATATTCTCCTACTGGATATAGAAAGAAAAAGAAAAAAGACAGCGAGGATTTTAATTTTAAAAAGGATCCTTATGGCACAAATAAAAAGATTGCTGAAATTTATGCCAGAACCGGAAAAATACCAAAGGGGATTGATGAGATTGTTTCAGGACAGAAAAAATCTTTTTCACAGGAAGAGCAACATGAGTTTTTAAAGTTGGAGGAAGAGAAACAGCAAAAGTTTCATAAAGAAAAGAAAAAGTTACAGAAAAATTTTATTGAATATCTAGGAGACAAAGCAAAGAATAAGTACATAGAATATAAAGACAATGAAATCAATAAAGATATTGAAACAATTTTAGGTCCTCAGATAGATTGGGCAAAAAAACGGTTACCTAAAAAAATTGGAGACTCATTAAATACAAAGGTCAACTTAATCGGACGAATAACAGGGATAAATGATGTAATAGAAGCAGAGGACCCTGGGAAAGAGTTAACTAAAAAGATTTTAGGGGCCACTGGAGATTTACTAATAGATGGGGCAACGTATCTTTTTGCTGGTCCTATTGCGGTTGCAGCAAATAAATTACCGAAAGGTTTGAAAATACCAATTGTTAAGGACATAACAAAGGATGGAATTAAAGCAATTGTAAAGAAGGCTATTCCATTTTCTGTTGATGAATATGCAGACCGAGTGAGAGAATTAAATGGTGCAGTATGGGATAAAGAGAAGAAAGATCTTGTACCAAAAAAGCCATCTTCGAAAAAAGAAGAAAATAATTATTGGATTAAAGAAACTGCGGATGGTTTAGTTATAAAAAAGCCTGGACAAAAGCAAAAAATATATAAACCAAAAAAATCACCAATTCTTCAGTTGTTTCAGCCGTGGAATCCTATAGGCAACAGTTCTATTGTGCCACCACATTCAAATTATAATAGAAAACAGAGTACTGGTTCACACTCGAGTAAAAAAAATTCCACACGAAGAAAATCTAGATATTTATCAAAAAAAGAAAGAGAAAAAATAGCAAAAGAAGCAGCTCGTAAGTCAAGGACCGGGGAACTAATGCCATTTCCTACTGCAGTAAGCCCATATGCGAATGGCGGTTTTGTAAATAAAACAACCCTTAGTTATGTAGGTGAGGATGGACCAGAAGCAATTATTCCTCTTGGAGCTAAACGCCGGCAGCGAGGTTTAGATTTATGGAACCAGGCAGGCGCTATGCTTGGAGTACCGGGCTATGCCAATGGTGCGATCGTGGGAGCTAATCCAGGGGATACGGTTAAGAAACCTAAAAAGAATGCAGTAAATAAAGCTGGGGGCAAAGGTAAAACATCTTCAGGGAATAAAAAGTCTGGGGTAAAAGTTTCCGTAGGAAATATTTCAATCAATGTGAAAGGAAGCGGCGATGGGGCTGGAAAAAATGTAAATTTACTGCAGTTATTAAGGACACAGAAAGGACAGGTATCAGATGAACTATGTTCTATCATAGCAGATGCCGTAGAAGGAGCCTATAAAAACATCCCCGTAGCATAATAAAAGGAGGAAAAAGTGAAGGAAGTTAGTATTAAATTATATGAGCTGGGAAATAAAGAAGAAAATATTACGATTCCCCTTCCTCCGGAAGAGCTGGAATACAAAAGTTCCTCCAGGCTTCAGGAATATGAAATTCTTGACTTAGGGAAGGTATGCATTCCAAAAGGACGTAATCTGAGTACGATTGGCTGGGAAGGAATTTTCCCGGCAATTACAAGAGAGCGTTTTGATTTTATTCACGATGAGCTGAAACAGCCTGGTGAATATATAGATACGATCGAGAACTGGCGAAAAAAGCACAAAAAAGTCCAGGTCCAGATTTCTAAAACGCCTCTGAAATCAAAAACAATGTATGTAGAGGAGTTTAATTATACTATTTCTGCTGCCGGAGATTATAAGTATACTATCTTATTTATTGAGGCAGCAGAATTGAAATTGAACCGTACAGTGAGAAAAAGTAAAAAGGGAACAAAGAAATATAAAGTTAAACGAAAATCAGAAACATTGCGGGATATTTCTAAAAAGTTTTATGGTGACGGATCAAAGTATCAAAGAATTTATAAAGCAAATAAGGCTTTGATTGATAAAAAGAATGCGGAGATGAAAAAAAAGGAGAGAAAGTAAAATCTAAATATACAATTTATAAGGGACAGGTGCTTACGATTCCGCCGGCCACTTCGGCTGAAAAGAAAAAGCTTTCTATTCTTGCATTGCAGAAAGCAATTAATAAAGACAAAAAGTATGGAAAAGTGCCGACAAACGGAAAACTGGATGCTTCTACGAAGACTGTTTTGAAAAAGATATTTATCAAAATCGGAAGCAGAGGTGAAGTTGTTAAATTTGTACAGGGAAAAGTCGGAGCAACCAAGGATGGAATCTGCGGATCTAAAACAAAAGCAAAAATTAAGACATACCAGAGAAAACATAATTTAAGTGCTGATGGAATCGCAGGAATTAATACTTTAACCAAGATGGTTAGTTAGGAGGAGAATTATGGAAGGAACACTTCAGAATCCTATTTACAAATGCACCATCAAAACAAAAAAGGCTGCATATAATGTCACCAATATTTTGACGGAACTTACAGTAACACAAAATCAGGATGATCTGGCTCAGGGAGTTACAATCACAATTCCGAATATTAAAGATAAAAAGAAGTATTTGTATAATAATATTACAGTCAGAGACAGCTTGGTTCTATACTGTAAAACAGGAAAAAAATATAAGGAAATTTTCCGCGGAACAATCTGGGAAAAAGATTACACCAGTGATATTACAAAAGATCTGACATTGACTGCATATGACAGGCTGATATAGATCGGAAGAGCACACGTCTGAACTCCAGTC